ACGGCAGCTTTCTTCGTGTAGACACGACACTTCGCGGTGGAACATGCCAGCTTGTACTCATCTCAGAATTCGGTAAGACGTGCGCTAGAAGCCCGCAGAAGGCCGAGGAGATCGTCACCGGAACGCTCAACACTCTATCGCAGTCGGGAATAGCGATCATCGAATCCACTGGCGAGGGTTCAGATGGACACTTTGCAGCGATGGTAAATACAGCTGCAACAGAAGAGCACGATGAGAATAATCCCCTCTCTTACAAGCTATTTTTTTACCCATGGCATGAAGAGCCACTCTATAGAATGAAGAATAAGGTCGAGTGGGATACGGATCTCACAGACTATTTTGAAAAGATCGAAAACGAGGCGGGAATAACGCTCGATCTTGAACAAAAGAACTGGTATGCGGCAAAAAAGGCTGAACTTGGCGACAAGATGGGTCAGGAATTTCCCAGCACGATTCAAGAATCTTTTTTAAGTTCCTCAGACGCATACTACTATGCCGAGTACATCGCGAAAGCTTACGACGAAGGCCGAATACTCAACGTTAGTCCCTATGATGCTCTCCTGCCGACTTACGTAGCGATGGATATCGGTGTAAACGACCTGACGGCCATAATATTCTTCCAGTGCGCCCACGGTGAGATTAGAATCATCGACTACTACGAAGATAATCGCAAGGGTGTCGACTTCTACGTCAATTTTATCACTCGCGAAAAGAATTACATGATATCAACGATATTCTTACCACATGATGCCGCGAAAATGGACGGGATTGTCGTTGAAAACACTTACGAGAAAGACTTTCGTCGACTGCTTGCAAACACAGCTATAAACGTTCGGGTTCTTAAGCGCACAGACGTAAACTTAGGCATATCACACGCAAAGATCAAGTTTGCTAGATGTGTGTTTAATGGTCCGAGATGCAAGAAGCTTATAGAGAGCCTTGGAAAGTATCGAAAGCAGTGGTCAGAGCCTCAGGGTAGATATTTAGATCGACCGCTTCACAATATTCATAGCAACGCATCGGACAGTTTTCGCTATACTTGTGCAGCAGTCAACAGCGTCGAATCAGCAGTGAATACAAGTAGCGAACTTGACAAGCACCGCGCCGCAGTTGAGTCTAGAAGGATGCGAATCTAATCTACAATCCAGCCTATTAGTAAAATATACATCGATATCAAGTAAAATATCCTGTACACGACAAGTAAAAAATGCTATCTATATAGTATTAAAAATAGTGGTGTATTTTGGAAGATTACGATATCCGATCAGAATTCCTTGAGAATTACCGATATGCTCATGACTATTGGCAGCCTTTTGTCAAGGATGCAGAAGTGTACACGCTTGCAGCGTCTGGTTATACGTGGTCAGAGCGCGAGCGCAAAGCACTTGCAGCAGAAGGCCGCGAGCCGATCGAGTTCAATATCACACGTCGTCCGCTTCAATATTTTTCTGGATATCTTAGAGACAATGTCAACCAGATTATATACGGCCCAGTCGAAGGGTCGGATCAAAAGACAGCTGATCAATTCACAGAATTATCTTACTACATTTGGGACAAAGGCCAGGGCTACCCCAACTTTCTAGATGCAGCGGACGAAGGGCTTAAGAGCGGTATTGCGCTGTGTGGAATTCGGATGGACTATTCGAACGATTTCGTCAACGGCGACATCAAATTCTATAAGCGTACATACAACTCTTTTTATCTAGATCCCACGTTTGAGTCGATCGATCTTAGCGATTGCGGTTATGCGATCACTCGCGATCTGATTAATAGAGAGTCTGCGAAGCAACTGCTACACAACGTTGATCCGAAAGTAATCGACGACGTAGCAACTGGTTTTCGTGATGACAAGTTCATGACATATCACCCACAATTCACAACGTTTAGCAGGAATAAAAATCTACTTGCGTATGACCAGTATTACCGTAGAACTACCCGTAATCGTGAATATCTTGTTGATCTTGACAATTCTTTTCATCGTGACATTACTGAGCTACCATCTGACGAAAAAAGACAACTAAAGCAGGGCATTAAGAAGCTTCAACAGGACCGCGAGGATGCCGAGATTCTAAATCTAAATCTTGACGAGTTCCCGAATGTCGAAATACGTACAGTGGGACGCCCTTACGTTGATCTGCACGTAATGTTAAATGGTCAAGACGTATGGAGTGGTGAGGACGACACCGGAATAGTCGAAACGTATCCTTTTGTGCCAATGCTTTGCTACATGGAGCCCTCCATTTGGATGCCATCGCAGCGTATCCAAGGCATGGCAGCGTCCCAGTACAGCGCTCAGCGACAGTTCAACAAGCGACACATGAAAATCATAGACATGATGGATTCCGTCATCTCGACCGGTTACAAGTATCTCATCGGTGCAGTTCCAGATCCTACTGACCTCCAGCAGTCGGGACAAAATCGTATCATCGGTGTTTCAGCTGATCCAGAGAAGGCCCCCGCTGGACTTGCGTCCGTCGAGCAGCTGTCAGGTGTGAATATCAACCCAGCGATCATGGAGTACCAAGCGGTACTCGACAAGCTAACGCTCACCCTCGGCAACGTCACAGAGCCATCGGTTGGAATGGAAGCGAAGAATACTCTTGTTTCCGGTCGTCTTGCGCAAGTCCAAATTGCCCAAAACTTAATGTCAAACCGCAAAGTCTTCGACAACATCGATACTTCGCAGCAAATCCTTGGTTCTTTGATCTTAAAAGTGATTCAAAACAAGTATCCAGCTGGAAAAGTCCGACGCATCATAAACGAAGATCCGACAGAGCAGTTTTACAACCAAGAATTTGAACAATTTGATGCTGTGGTCAAGGAGGGCGTGCGTTCCAAGTCTCAGAAAGATGCTTACTACTACGAGCTTGTTAATCTTAAGAGAGACGGGATTGTCGATGTTCCACAGGGTGAAATCCTCAACGCTCTTCAAATGGCTGGTAAGTCTGATCTTGAAGAAGCTGTCGAGAAGCAGCAGGAACAGCAGCAAGTTCAGCAGCAGAAGATTGACGAGCAAGAGCGGCTCGCAATGGAGCTTGGCAATAGTCAGAAAGAGCAGAACCTTGCACTAGCACAAGAGCGCCGCGCTAGAGTCATCTCTAACATTGGACTAGCGACAGAACGTGCATCACAGGCTGAAGAGAATAGAGCCGATGCTGCCCTAGCACGAGCTAAAACGATCACAGAGATCGCTACGCTAGAAGACGACAGAATTCTAAAGGTTCTTGAGTTCGTCAACATGCTCGAAGCGCAAGAAAAAGAAGATCAGAAAGAGATACAGCAAACTATTCATGCTCAAGCTGATCAAATCAATTCCGAAACTGAGGGTTCTTCCGAGAATCAGCAGGTTCAGATAGCACAGCAACAACTCAACCAGGAGGTTGAAAATGAAAGGTAAAGCATCGATGAACGCTGTTAAAGGCATGTATTCCTCGAAGAAAAACCCAATGTCCGCACCAAAGAAAGTAAAATCTATGTGTGGTCCAGGTGGTAATGCGGACCAGCAAAAAGCTAATCGGCTTTTGAAGAAAGCATACAAGCAAGAAGACTCGCTCCGCGGCATGTCTGGAATGTAAATCCGCTTTACAGGTGAACAATGAATTTAGTTACGTGTCCAGGATCAGGTCTACTTTTACCAAAGAAACTAGTCGAGGAGAAGACCTCGTTAAAAAAGTCTATAGATGACTTGGTAGAAGATTGTATCAATCAGCTCTCACATATCAAAGAGAATTGGTTTCTACAGGTACACGCTAAATTCAACGAGCACGACAGCACTAGGTTTGATATTTCGCAGCCCATTGCAACATTCAAACTTCCTCCATTCACAAGCAACTCGCTTGTCTACTGGATCAGTCCAGAAAGAGGAATTTGCGAACTACTTTGGATTGTTCCCGCAAAGGGTCCAAGTGGAAAACTCAAGCCAGAATTCAATAATAAAGGTGTCGCCTACCTACAATTAAAGGGCGCGATGAAATCGACTTCGTAAAGTCGTTAAACAACGTTAAACGGGAGAAAAAATGACGGACACCGAACCGGAAACAAATACAGAAGTTATGGACCAAGTGATAGAGGAAGCAGTTCCAGAGACTCCAGGGGCCCATGAGAATGAGCCAACAGAGAATCAGGAAGTAGTCGAAAGACACGTCCCACTATCAGCAGTCCAGAAAGAGCGTAAGAGACGGCAAGAAGCAGAGGCTTCAAGTCAGAGGGCACAGATTGAGCTTCAGTACTACAAGGAACAGATGAACAAGAAAACATCTGAGCCTGAAGAGGAAGACGAAGCACAATATGAGTCGGTGACTCGAGCAGAAGCAAAGCAGAACGCCAAGCAGATAAAAGAAGATACGATGCGCGAAATTGAGGAGAGGATTTGGGTAAAATCTAATCCCGAAAAGAAACGCATGGTAGACGAAGATTTAGCACAATTTTTACAACAAAGGCCAAATCTTGCGGGAGCTGTAGCAGCTGCATCCAATCGATATGAAGAAGCTTATACTCTAATGCAAGCATTGACTCCACGACAGCAGTCAGCTTTAAAGCCACAAGCTAAAAAGCAAGCTCCAGGATCACCAACGGGAGTTCCAAAGGCGGCAGGTGTCAATCAAGCAGTCGATGTAATGCAAATGAGTGATGAAGAGTATCGAGCCTGGAGGCAGACAAAGCGCGTTCGTAAGTAGGCCAAGGATGAAATAAATGGCAAGTTCAATAACTACTACAAGCGAATACGGCTCAATGGCCGATCGTTGGGCACATCGTGCGCTATTGCAGCGTTCGAAGCCTCGCAACGTTCACAATCTTTTTGGTCGTGCTTTTAGCCTACCGACAAAAAGCACTGATACAATGGCGTTTAGACGTCAAGAAAACTTAAACTCTGATCCTGTTGTTCTTCCTGAAGATGGAGACCCAGCACCTGAACAGATCATGAAGTTTGACATCAACGTACAAGTTCAAGAATTCGGTAAAGTAGTTCTACTTTCTCGTAAAGTGCTTCTAATCGTTGAAGATGATACAGCATCCGAAACCGCAGACAATCTTTCACAGTGCATGCACACCATGCTTGACAAGGTTACTCGCGACGTTTGGGGTTCAGCTGTTCCACAGATCTCTTGTCTCAATGGCAGTAATGGAAACGCCATTACGGAGCTCACTCAGGCCGACGTTGACCGTGCGATCGCATACCTTGACGAGAACGATACTGAAAAAATGACTCCTACCATCGAAGGCACATCTCGCTTCGGAACCGGACCCGTAGAGGCTGGATTTTGGGTCACTGCTCACGTAAATGTGAAGCCAGATATCCGCGCCCTTGACTCATTCATTTCTACTGCTGCTTACGGTTCACAAGAAGCTGTTCTTCAGGCTGAACTTGGCGCAACGGACGAAGCTCGATGGGTAACGTCTACACTTGTAAACGTTTCTACTGATAGCCCACCACAGTACAGCAACACTTTTGTTGGTGCTAATGCATACGGATACGTCGGCATCGACGAGGTATCCACTGAAATGATCCTTAAGCCACTTGGTTTCAATGATTATCTAAACCGATTCCAGTCAATGGGCTTCTCTGCATGGTTCAACGCGGCGATTTTGGATGACAGTCACATCGTAACACTACTTTCAACCAAAGCTTAAGGAGTTGAACAATGAGTGATCTATTTTATGGGCAAACAATGTCCGCAGCACGCCGTCTGGTTTCAGGTGGTGCAGCTTATACCCTCGATCTTCCGTTTCAGGCTGATATGGTTATTTTCAATAACCTTACAGACTGGGCTGGAACAGCTGGAGGAATACCAAGGTCTTTCTGGTTTCGTGATGAAACAGACGCCGCGGAAGCATATCAGCAACAAGTTATCGACTCAGCAGCAGCTCAGTCTTTTAACTTCCTAAATCCAACAACTAACGGTTTCACTGTAGCTAATACAGACGGTGGTCAAGCTGCTACTCGTTCGCTAATTTCAGCGGTGAGTTTAGCTGATCCTTGTGTCATCACGACAACAGCTGTTCATGGTTTGCAGACTGATCAGATCGTACGTATTACGGACCTTGGTCCTGACATGCCAACGGCACGTGGAATGGATGAGTTGAATAACAACAGATATGCCGTTGTTGTTGTAGATACAACTAACTTCTCACTGAAAGATCCAGTGACAGGTGAGCCGATCGACTCTACAGCGTTTACCGCATGGGTAGCTGGTGGTCGTGTTGTTGTCGAGACACACGTTATTAGCCTTAACAACCCACAAGTGTCTCCATACGCTACGACACCGTATGTTCCGAATCAGTTTAGCTACGACCCAGTCGAGTACAAGCTAACTGCTGGAACAGATGTTATGGGTAGCGACGGCGATAGATTCTATATTGAGATTTACAAGATGGGCAAAGTCGTGAACCTAGGTGACATCGGTTAATAGAGAATAATAATTGGTGACATGGTGTCGGGCTTGTGCGCCCGACACCCTTTTAGGAGAATATGGGACAAACAGCACGTAGAGCCAGCATTACGAGTATGACGAATGCATCCCCTTGTGTTGTGACAACTTCAGCAGCACACGGTTACTCTACTGGTGATTTCGTGCGTCTTAGTGACCTAAATGGTCGAATTCCTGTTCCACGTGGAATGGACCAGATCAACAACTCCAAATTTAGAATAATAGTAACTGATACTGATAAATTTTCTTTGGAAGATCATATAACATTTGATCCAGTTGATACCACGACATTTCCAACATATGTGACTGGTGGAAACTGCAACTTAGTAGAGACAGAATTTCAATATAACGCTTGAGGGCGCAATGGGAAGACCTAGAAAATATCCAGAAAAAGATTCTAACATAGTTAAAGAGGAACCAACTATGACAGCTGTAATGGACAGGGAAATCGAGAAGGCCGTAAAGATTGAAGAAGAAAAGGTTGCTATTTCAGACATGCCCCTTACTTCACTCAGAGATTACCGCTTGTACAACGAAGCAGCATCCGCAGAGAACAAAAAGCTTAAGCTTTGTCGGTATCCAATTAAACCGTGCCCCGTGGAACTTCACCCAACGCAACGTATTGTATTCGGACGTGTCGATCAGCCATCCAACCCGCTGAATGTGTACGTTAGCAACGCGATTATCGATTTTAAAAAAACATTACATCCTGGTCAGGTCTACGATTTACCACAGTATATTGTAAGCTACCTTTCAGAAAAGGGAACTCCAGTTTGGAAATGGCGCGATAAAGCAGACGGAACTCGCGAGACATACTTTTCTCACAAAGAGCCCCGTTTTGCGCTACGAACAATTTACCAAGATTAATAGGATTATATCATGGCTAGAGACATAGCAGATGTATTGCGAATTATGAGACTATCGATCGGGCGTCGCAACGAAAACGATCCCGATTCAAACAATGGTACATTGCTGCAATATATCAATGATTTTGTCTCTTTGACCATGTCAGACGATCTCAAGGTGTTCGAGCAGTGGGGCACCTTGTCTTTTGAGATTGACGAGACGATCACTGACGGCGTTTACACATTTCCAGGTAATGATACCTCTACAGAGTTCGTTAACATCGGCTCAGAGGCGATTATAAGTCTTAAAGACCCAGAAGGAAGCTCTGTATCCTGGAACAGGTTGAAGATATTCCAAGACCCTGGAGAGTTCTACGGCTATTGGGGCATCAACAACACCGATGTCCTTATAGCGGGATTTCCTACGCAGATGTTGTATCACGGAAACGAGTTTGTCTTTCGAACGATTCCAGATACTACGTATTTGGTGAACATCTACGGGTACAAACGAAATCCAGACTTTGCAACGAGTGGAACAGACGAACTTCCCTTCGATCATTGGCTTAGATACATCGCATACGGCGCTGCAATGGACTATGCAGCCGACTATAGTATTGACCCGCAGAGAATGCAGATTATCTCTAAGAACTTCGCTAAGCAGCGCGAATTGATGCTGACACGGACTCATAACCAAATAAAGATTAGTAGATGCCTCCCAAGGTTCTAAGGAGAAAGTAAATGGCCTGGCAAACAACAGCTCCAGATGGAACAAAATCAGTAAAAGCGAACAACTCCATTCTGCAGGATAATACAAACTACATCAAAACAACGATGAACGTTGACCATTTTTGGGATGATGACACCGCAGGAAATGATGGGCACCATCGATTCGTGCAGATGCTAAAGTCTGATTCTGGAGGAACACCTACAGATCCATCCCTAGCAGCTGATATGGATGGGCTAATTTATGCAAAAGAACTAACCTCTACAGAATCAGTAAACAACCAGGATGTACAGCCGTTTTACATCAACGAAACAGCTGGTTCCGGTGTTAATCCACAAGTAATGCAGCTTCTAGGAATACGTGCCATGTGTGTATTTACAATTGGAGCTGGTCCAGGATTTACAATAACGGAACTTTATAAGCACAATTGTACGGTTACTAGAGCTAGTGCAGGTTTTTTCACTGCTACATTTGGACTGGAATTACCATCAGCAGATTATATAGCTATAGGTGGGTGTACTTATCCAACTGCACTAGGACAATGGTATGTTGCACCATCATTAAATCCAGGGTATAAATCATCTACACAATTAATATTTGCTACAGCAACTAATGCTGTTACCACTATATCCGACCCTGAACAAGTTTGGTTTGTAGTGTTTGGTGGATAAATGCAAGTTTACGAAATAACAGGATATCATACAGGTGTTTCGAAGGAGGGGGTTAACTATCTCCAGCCAGCGGACGCGTTTCAAAACATCTCAAATGGATATATCTACCGACAAGTTCTTCAGTCTAGAAAGGGATTCACTCAGTTTTCAACGGGTCCACTATCTGATGGATCTAGAGTTATGGGTATTTTTGAGCACACACTGCGCGATAATTCAACGCAGCTATTAGCTATAAGCCAGGAATTTTTATATCTGTACAACTCTGGAACAAACACCTTTGATCAGCTTACTAATGCCGGATCGGCTCCAGCTGGCGGTTTTGGAATAGCCGATAATGCGCAGTATGTTTCTGGTACAACGTATCCATTCAAAGACGGGACCGATCGATTCCTTTTTACCGGGGTTGGATTGGATGATATCTATAGTTTTGATGGTACAGATGTTCAAAGTTTTACCCTGGATAATGCGGATTTTCAAGCGTATGCAGGCGGAACGCTAACGAATGCTTGGTTTATTGAATGGTTTGGTGAACGGCTTAATCTTTTCAATCCAAGAATTAGTGGCGTATTTACACCGCAAGGTGTTCTTTATTCTGGTATTCGAAATGCAGCTGGAAATGGTGACAAGTTTAATGCCACAGGATCAGGCTTATTACGTGCAGATACTAGCGAATATATCAACGGTGTAAGTATCAACGGTAATGAGATTATCATGAACTTCACGCGCTCTAACTGGGTACTGGAGAAAACTAGAGATAACTTTAACCCTTATTTTGTTAGAAAAGTACCTAGTGTTCTGGGTACAGACGCTCCTTTTTCTTCTGTAACATGGGATAATCTAACGTTATCAATTGGTAAGACTGGAATTATCGCAACAGACGGTAGGCAGTCGAAAAGAAACGATAATAAGATCCCGTCATTCACAGAAGACGAAATTGAATCTGCAAAATTTGATTTAACTTATGGCGGATTTGATCGTGGCGATGATCAGTTTTTATTCTCATATAAAGACGAAAACGGAGCCAACGACACGCAGAATAAAGTATTGGTCAACAACTACGAAGAAAATACATGGTCTGTATACGATCAGAGATTCTCTGTATTTGGACAGACAGAAGAAGGCCAATCTCTTACATGGGACGATATCTATGAAGCAAATGATCCCGCGTGGGAAACATGGGATACCACGACGGAATTATGGAATAAGATTGGAATCACCGATACAGTTCAGAAAACACTAGCTGGTGATGATGACGGGTTTATCTATCAAATCAATAAAGGTTTAAACGACTATTTTATCAACATCACAGGAATCACTGCTGCAAATCCTTGTGTAATTAGTACTGGAAATCAGGCAATTAAGGCCGGTGATCGAATTGCAATCGATGATGTTGTCGGTATGGTCTCCCCAGACGGTGACAGCATAAATAACTTTGATTTCTCTACTAATACGCTAACAGGCGACTACTACACCGTAACAGCTGCGACAACGACAAGCATTACGATTGATCTAGATACGTCGCTATATACGGCTTATACAAGTGGTGGAAGT